TCATTGATCGACAAAAAAGCTAGCCACTTTATTAAATACTTGTTTAAAAATTGAGGGCTTCTCAACCACGGGCTTTATTGGATGCTTATCAAGTTTGGCGCTTGACTCTGGCTTAACATCAACAGTCACCGTTTTTTGTTTTGCTTTGTCTACATCCACAGTTATTTGGGGTTCTGTTGACGTTTGTGAGTTCAAACCATCAATGACTTCATGAGACTGAATATTGGAACTATTGTCAGAGGTTGACGCTTCATGGTTATCATCCGGTTTAAGCTGCTGGATTTCTATGGGGCCCCCTAAATATTCGTTTCGTGGAGGTAGGTTTTCTTCAATTTCTTCGACGAAAGGTATGTTAGGTTGGACGCGTGATGAATTTTCGACTGGCGGAACAGTTACCTCCGCTTTTCTGTTAAAGCCCAAATAGTTGTTTTCTAATTTTACTCGCTCTCCCGTAAACACATATAGGAACTGGGCATAATCGCATTCAAAAATATGCTTCTCAGACTCATTTTGTCTACCAATAAAGTAAACTGAAGCTACTTCGTTTTTTTTCTGTGCCAGCGCCGCAAATCTCTGAGCTCTTTTCAGTTCATCTACGATTGCATTACGTTCACGATTAGACCACTCGTTACAACATAGCTTTAACTCAAACCATTTTGAACTTTGAGGTTCTTTCACATTTAGAGTTATAGAAATGACGTCCTCAGAGGTGAATAATTCAGAGGTATACCTAAGGTCTGCGTAAAAAATGTGACCGGGTTTGTAAGACTCTATATTGCTCCAATTAAAAATCTGTTGAAAAACAAAACGATATTTACCTTTGACATCAGGTAACGTCAATGGCTCCAAGGCGTTATTCTCAACATCTTGCATATAAAAAATTGTTGCCGCTGCGACACTACTTGAAAGCTTACCCTGCCCCTTACCGTTGCCCTTCTTACCAGTCGAATTACCATTTTTTGTATTTGTTAATGTATTACAGGAACCGGGTCCACCGTTTCTTTTTAGTTCACTGTCATCTTTTGGTAACGTGATCTCAACGACTTTAGGCAAAACCCAATTCTTTCTACCTTTAGCGTCAATAGCTTCTCTACCGCCAAATTCAGGTGAGAAGCAACACCCCATGCTATGTCCATCGAGATACTTATAATATGGCTGATAAACGTTATGCTCTTTATATGAACAAGGAGTGGCTACATATCTACAAAGTGGATTGGGACAAAAGTACTTTGATTTTTCAATATATACGTTTGGAAACTCTTTGAGCATAAAAGCGTATTCAATATTGTCTGATGTCTCATTATATGCTCGATCCATTTATGACCTCCAAACCAAATATTCCAATTTGTTTCATATGTGAGATGGAATTGCAATTTTTATAAAATTAACCAGACAAATATTAGACATTGATCGAATTCACTGGCGTTACGCATCACGCTCAGTCTTGGTTCTTCCAGCCATATTGTAAAAATCTTAGGGCTGGTGGTGACCATACAACCCGAAAAATTTTCATTTCGCGCGGTGTGGACCCGTTTGAACATTTATAGGCTCCAGAAGAACCTATCTAATTAATTTATATACATAATCTAAAATCACCCGTGAGCTCTCATAACAGCGACAGCACAATCAAACGCTTGTTTGATACGGTTCAGCGAGAAACCAAACGACGATACCGAAACTCAACTCCACCAAAATCTAACCCAACATTTACTCTTGTTAGGTAGCATCTCAGATATAAACTTCTCAAAAGAGAACTTGCCCAACTTGGTGACAAATCACATCGCTTAGCAATAAGTTGCGCTGTCACCTCTTCGCCCTGCTTTATCGAATCCAATACTCTCAATTGCGTCTTACTCAACTTCACCAATTTCACCTGGTGCGGAGCAAGTCGCGCAGCGGCCACTAGAACGTGATTCACCTCACATTTTTGCTCGGATTTACCCATACTAATACTGTCCTCTGCAATTATGATCTAGATGGTTTTTACTTGTTGATCTAACCGATCATTTTCAATGTGAACGTTTTTTAAAAATCAGCAATAAAACAGTCTCGCCAGCAATTTTTTAGCCAAGAATGATACGTTTTAAGGGCTTCTGACTTCTGCAGCTCGATGTGAGTGTGAATATACGCTTGCTCCAGTTTTCCCTTTGCATGATTCAATAGCGTTTCTGCAACCAGGTAATCAATCCCGATATCAGCCCACACAGTACGCGCTAACTTTCTTAAGTCATGAGCGGTCCATTTACCATTCGCTATAGCTCTAATCATCTGACAGGCATCAGCGCTTGATACTGGGCGTTGATCTCGCTTGGAAGAAGGAAATAGATTGTTCCCTTTGTAATGATTCGCCAATTGCCAGGCTTTATAGGCCTGCAGCAGACTGACCCATTCATCGGTGAGTGGATATAAGATCTCTTTTCTTGTCTTCGTATCACGTATCGGGATCTTCCAACGCTTGGTGACAAAACAAATGTTGCACCACTTCGCTTTGCGCGTTTCACCAATGCGGGTACCGTGGCTAACCATCATCAAACACAACATCCGAGTCAACGGCACGGCTTGACCAAACTGCTCAAGTAAGCCCGGTATATGCCCAACGAGCAAATTACATCCCTTTGGTTTGATTTTGGCCTTCACAAAGTCAGTAAACATCATGTCATTGAGCGGGTTATGGCCGATTTTGTTCATCTTTTTCGCCTGGTTGAATGCGACTTTTAACGCCTGAAATATAGAGCGAATATAACTAATTGAGTACAGCCCTTCACGTAGAGGCTTCATCAACTGTTTTTCAATTTCACGATGTGAAAGCCCAGCAATCTCAACACCGAGAAGACGGGAAACCAGGTGTGAGTCAATCATGGCTTTAAGCGAACTCAGCCGGTCTTTGGATAAATGTCCGTTTCGCGTCTCCATATCTAAATACCAAACCAGCAACTCATCGACGGTCATAAATTCATTAGAGCGAGATCTGGTGCCAATGGAGAGCTCTTTTACTATATGCTCGATAACGTCTGGGATGTGTTTTGCGCTCAAGTTAGGGTATTTCCCAAAAACATGAGCGGTCTGATTGCCACCTTTGTATTCATAAAACACCCAAGATCCTTGTTGTCTGTTTTTCTTGTAGCGCAAATACACCGAGTACCGTTCGTCTTTCAGCTGCCTCACATGAGGCAGCTTTGCATATCTCTTGATCTGTGCATCTGAAATCTTACAGCGAACAGTAGCGGCATGATGAACACCGGCATTCAACTTAATCATTCTATTCTCCTGTTAGGGTGGCTTTAATACTCATGCGCCTTGGTTGTAAGCCTTGGCCTGAAAACGAAACGCTGTCTATTGAGCACGTTCCTTGGAATGCATCAGGGAAAGAACTATCGAGAATCAATAGCCCCTCCGCAAATACCGCTGGGTTTGGCGGCGCTTCGATACTGAGCTTTCGTCCCTCTCGCTGCATTCGTCTGAGTTCGCTCGCGCATGCCTGCTCTGCTTCTTGTTGACTGTTTCTGTCTTTACCTATCGATTTAAATGGCGCCTTACCTTTTCTCACTTCCTGTCGAGTGCCGTCCTCAGTCGAAAGATAAAATGCCTTAACACCGGCGACATCCGTTCGTCCATCGAGGTCGATACTCACGTTGATGAAATTCGGAAGTTGTGGCTGATTACCACTGGGCTGCGATAACGTGATGGTTTCAATGTCTTTGCCACTGGCGCTTCTGGCTTCCCCCTTGGGAGCAAAAATAAAGCGACCATCGATAGGTTTAGCGACAGCATCATATTGCTTAGCAAGCCGGTACAAAAACGAAGGCGTACTTTCATCAGTGCGATCGACATGCGCGATTTCAATTTTTTGTAATCTCGGATGCACAAAAGTTTGAAAGCCATGAGGGGTCACATTATCCGCAACAACTTGAGCCAGTGTTGTCTTGTCCCAGCTCATCGATTTACGCTCTCGATAACCGGTTTCATCTTTAATACTGAAAGGGGCGACAGACAACACCAAAGTCACTTCTCGGGGATGTAAGCTGATGGAACGTTTCGATATTTGAAATTCATCACGCAGCACTTCACCCAAATAGACTGAGTACTTTTCTCCCTTCGGGGGAATGCCGTCAATGTCATCAGAGTTGATCGTTAAAGAAAGGCTATCACCCTCAATCCCGTTGCCATCAGATAGACGCCACGATTTAAGGCGAGCCAATAACAGTTCGCTATTTTTGCCGACTAGTTTGAACATTAGTCCCAAGACCTCGTAACAGATTGAGTGGGTTTCACCGTAGATATTTCAGGAATATGGACATGGGTATCTACAGTGAAGGCATCACCACGGACATGCGGATTAAGGCGATAAAACGCGATCTCTAACTGATCGCTGTCTTGACCTGTTTGTTTAAAGAGTAAATCAGTGATTAGTTCCCCTTTACGCGCAAATATTTTCATCCACGGTACTCCAAGAGCTGCAAAGACATATCCGTCACCATGGCGCGCCCATCATGAATAAGCTCACTGCGCCCCTCTTTAATCTGTTTGATCGTCCAACGGCCCAGGTTAAAACCTTGACCGTCACTCACTTGTTGAGGCTCATCAATCAAGGCACGAATCACGTCCACGGACTTAGCGGCGCTGTATTGAAGCCACTTTGCTGTAACATCTATCGTTTCAAGTGGTCTGCCCGTTCGCTCTGAACGCGCATTATCAATGAGGCCCACTTCGGAGTAAGCGCCTGCCGTTGTTCTATCAAACTTCGTTATGGGCGTTTTATCTCCAACCGAAAACACGAACTCCCCAATCACTAAATGATGCATGGTTATCCTCTATCAATGGCTGACACGTTAATGGAATCGTCGATGGTAAGCCCCGTTAAAGAGTCATATTGGGACTTCATTTGTTGGTCAATTTGAGCGGTAACCTGGGCTGCAATTTTCTGTTCATCCATACCTGGTGCGGCCTGAATAGCGACGTCAGTTTTAAAGATGACATTGGGGGTTTGACGGATGAGAGATTCGTTTTTTTCTTTCTCGACTAACTTTTCAGATACCGTTTCCGAAGCCATGAGTTTATCGTCGGGCGAATCCAGCTTATCGCCAAACCATCCCCCTAAAAACTCACCACCAAGATCGCCTAATAACGAACCGGCTAAACCGCCTATCACAGTACCGACACCAGGGAAGACCATAGTTCCGATAGTCGCGCCAAGACTGGCCCCTCCGATGCTGCCAAGTAGCCCACCACCTTCGGCCAAGGCGGTTTTGGTATCGCCTTCGGTGACGGCCGTTGCGATATTGCCGGCACTGATCGCCATATCAAGCGGCCTAAGTAATTTGCCTAAGCCTGCTTTACCCGCACCTTGAGCCACATCACCAGCTAGCGCGATGCCATCTTGCGCCATCGCAACGCTTGGCATCATCGCTAATGCGCCACCGCCTAACGATAATGGCAAAGCGCCACGGTTGGCCGTCATCATTGTGCTCGCCATGTTGTAAGCTCGAGCAAGTGGGTTTCGTGAACGTAACTTACGTGGAGGCATTCGGCTTTTTGACCGACGACCACTGGCACCCAAACCACCGCCACTTCCTCTCCCGCCACGACCAGAGCCCATACTCATCATGGCTCGGTTTAACCGGCTAAGTTGTTTCGTTGCAAAAGCCGCTGCTCGGCCACTTTGTTGGGTTTCTCGGTTTAAGCCCTTTCGAAACAAGCGCCCTTTATCGAGGGTATTACCAAAGATAAGGGAGGCAGCTTTGCCTGCTAACATCGCGCCTTTGAACGCCAATAAGCCAGCAACACCAATTCCAACCGCAGCCGTAACGCCCTGGTTAGCTTCGGCAAAATCCGCCAATAGATTGATGCCATCACCTAATGGCTCAAGTACCCAATTGAGCGCAGGTAAAAGAGCGGTACCAACGAGCACGCTTAAACGGTTCACCTTGTTGATGAACTGAGAAATGCCGTTTTCACTGGTGTTTATTCGTGCCTCATATTCGTCTTGTAATGACTGAATATGAACGTCTTGCCCTTGCTTAGCTAACTTGAGCGTTTTACGAAATAGATCCGTGTTACCCGCCAGTGAAGCCACAGCCCCTTTCGCTTCCTCACCAAAGATTTGAGTGATTAATGCACTTTGCTCTTCTAATGGCGCATCTCTTATGGCTTCAAGCACTAGCAATAACGTCCCCGAAGCATCGTTTTGCATTGATGTGGCGAGTTCTACTGAATCGAAACCTACGGTTGATAACGCGGTTTGCTGCGCTTTGGTTGCTGCGCCGCCAAGAGTGAGGCGACCTGAAATATTCTTAAGTGCGGTTGCAGAGCGTTCTTCCCCCATACCTGCAGACAACATCGACGCCGAAAGCGCCGCGGCTTCATTAGCGGAGAACCCCGCCATTTTGGCAGACGCGCCTTGCCTAGCCATTACGCCTGCAATGTCGTTAGCTTTCGCATTCGAGTTGTTCGATAAATGGTTGGCAAGGCCAGCAAGGCCCATCGCACCATTTTGATCTAACCCTAATGCTGCTTTAAATACCGCGAGGGTTTCACCCGCTTGGCCAGCTTCCATATCGAAAGCGACACCCATTTGTGCAGAATCGAGCACGAACTGTTTTAACTCGGCTTTGTCTTTGATGCCGCTTTGCCCACCAGCTGCCAACATAGCGTTGATGTCATTGGCGCTCATCGGTATTTCAGTGGAGGTTCTTAGCGACCAATTACGCATGGCATCTGCTTCTTCAGGGGTCATATCGACCACCTTTTTCACATCAGCAAACGAGCTTTCGTTCTTTACTGCCGACCACACCGTCGCCGCTATTGGTGCAGCAGCCATGGCAAGCGACGTCGCTTGACCGCCAATCTCACTCAATTTTGCATCGCGAGTATCAATTCGTGATTGAATTGATTTCATCTCTTTCAAGTGACGGTTTTGTTTGGCGATAGCCGCTGTGGCCTTTTCTGCCTGAGCTTCGAGCTTTCTTTGCTCATCACTCATACGGCCAGTATTGATCCCAGACTCTTTTAACGCGGAGCCCAGCCTTCTGAGTTTTTCGCGCTGCTTATTTTGGCTATCGGTTAGCTGGGTAACCCGTTTACCTGCCGCTTTATAGGCCGCATTCAACTCATTGGTTTTCACCTTGCCCTGGTGAATCTCATCGTTAAATGAATCTAGCCGTTTTTGCGCTTCGTATAACCGATTCTTTAAATCAATGGTCCCTTCGCCCGAGGCCTTTTTCAGTTGAGAATTGAGGCCTTTTATCTCCGCTTGTGTCTTACTGTATTCAACCCGAAGACCCGAAGTTCGATGTTTGTTGTCTTCCAGTTCTTGACTAAGGCGAGTCACCTTTGCTTTAGCATCATCAAGCTGACCGGCTAACTTAGCTGCTCGCTTGCTGGCAGACTCAAAACCATTTAATTGCTTGAGCTTGCCATTAAGTGAGATCACCTCTCCACGCTGGCTTTCAAGTGCCGCGGTTAACCGCTCTGTGGCTGTGGTCGTTGAAACAATGTCCTCAAGACCATTGACGGTGGTATTCAGAACGAGGTTAATTTTCTCGGACATTATTTCACCCCAAGTTTGGCGAGAATAAGCTCATAACGACGCACCGCGACATCTTGTGGCCATCGCCTTAGTTCAGACTCAGATGTATTTCGGTGCATTGGAACGAGGTCGATTAGGCTCTCAACGTCATCGGGCGAAAGTACGCCGCCGATTGTTGAAAAAAAGCGCCCACCTGCGGTTTTAGCGCCAGATAATCATTGATTGAGAGAAAATCAAGATCGGACCTTTGCAAGCCCGTGATCACCTCAAACATGAAATCTTCACGCGCTCGCTCTTCGGTGATGTCCGCCAACGCTTCGGAATGCGCGACTTTAGGAATGGAAAACTTCACCTTATTAATCTTGTCACCTACTTCATTTTCGAAAGGATGCAGCAAGGCAAACTCTACCGACTTACCATTAAGCTGTTCACCCTGCAGTTCATCTGATGGTTTTAGAATCAAATCACAGATGTCGTCATAAAGCTGATTAAAGTCAGGCACCGCTAAGGTTTCGAACTCGTCTTTAGTCACATCACTGCACGCCATAATCACGGCTTTACGTTGTTCGAAGAGCTGTTTAGCCGTGAGTTCTTGTTCGGCTTCGATGTGCGGCAGCTTACGGAACTGCGCAACAGGGATCGTTTTAAGGGTCACGCTTTCACGCGAGAAAAAAGTCAGTTTGCTTTGATTTTTCATGAATTTTTCCCATAAAAAAAGCCACCCGATTTGGGTGGCTTAGGTTTTGATTGGGTAAGGTTAGTGAGAAGGCGATGTGCAGATCTGCATATCGCTCACTTCTCGAACGATCTCTTTCGCTTGCTGAGCCCTTAACCATTGAGCTGGTGAAGAGCCTGTCGTAGAAACCGTCATAAAACCCATAATCTCATCATTGGTAGATTCCGGTTACACGCTCCCGTACGACTGGGATGTGGGTGGCTTTACGATAGCTTGGGAATAAACTCTTTTGCGCAAAGATAACCAATAGTTATTCGCATTAACAAACTCAAAGCTGTCGAGCAAAACAAACGACCATTTCCCATGCCACTGGTCGAGGTGTATCAACACCTCTCCTAACTAATACCCGCCGTCCCCATCAAATCCACACCGCCAACGACGGTCTTACCCGTATCGACATTAATGTCGTGAATGACAGTACCCGTATCGGTGAGTTTGTATGCTTTACAGGTACCTTCAATGGTTACGGTTGGCTTTTCTCCCATCTTCACTGCATCTTTTTTGATGTTGGTGATTGGCCCGTACATCGAGTAAACCTCTTGGTACTTCGCCTGATCGGTGTCTTTTCCTTTTTCCGTCACGTTAATTTGAGCGTTATCCATAAAGAAGCGGCCAAGGGCATTTTGGATTTTTTGGTGATCACCACGTACTTTAAGCGTCCACTTAAGCGGCTCAAAGCCCACGACATCTTCAGACTCGACAAACGAGCCCTCGTTGGACACCGTCTTGGTTTTAATATCAACCGGAGTGAACTCCACGATTTCGTTCATCAGTGGCACAGATTCAATCTGCGCCGAGAGCCGCATGCGAATACGATCAGCCATTGATGACCTCCTCTAGCCACGCTTCGATAAGGCCGTTGTCTACACTCATTTCATAGACCATGTGCTCATTTGGAGCATAGCGACCATAGTTAACACACAAGTACCAACGCCCAGAGGTATAATTCTCTAGGTTGTTTTTGCTTGGGTGCAGGAATGCTTTAAATACTGGGATAACGCCCTGAGCCACCAAGTTTTGGCCCCAGTTCGTTAAACGGTCAACAACTTGATCCATGAACTCTTCGGTAAGCTGCTTACCCATCAGCGGTTGGCTGGTTTCTTCCAGCTTACGCGCCATCAAATCTTCCAAACCGACATAAGAGAGAAAGCGCCCGGTATTAGAGCGGTTGCCAATGATAGACATTCCCCCCATTCTTGTGCGAGCAATCGTCACCACACCATGCTTATTCAGGAAATTGGCTTGAGTGGTTTTATCGTTGATTTTGTATGAAACATTACGAGCAGTTTCATCACAAAGCACCCCTCGATTTTGCGGACTCTCCCAGCCTTCAACTGAGGCCATCGCTGCCACCAAAGCAATAGAAGCAGGCATAAGAGATTGTACGCCATCATAGGTTTTCAAAAACCATGGGTCGATAATCGACAATTTATCTTGTCCCGTCCCTTCCGAGCCAAATTCAGCGGCAAACTCTGCAGCTGCCATATCATTGGTATTTGGGCCATCAAGAACCGGACGACAACGAACATCACGACCAATAAGCGCCAGCTTTTGACCCACGGCTTTCGAGTTAAAGCCTGGCGCCGCAATAATGGTTGGCGTTTCAGCGCACGCCTTAACGGTTTCAAGGCCGGTGATCGCCCCTGTAGAACTGTTTACCCCGCCGATGATATTTGCTTCAGTCACGGATGCGTCCGCATTGGCTTCTACAATAGTGACGTACACAATGCACTTAACGTATTCAAGTAAGTAGCGAACCACATTAGGCAATGTGCCTTGCCTGGTCCCAACGCTATCAAGCGATAACATCGCATGACTGTAATTCCATAAACGCGTTGGCTCGTTATAACTCAAGCCCGTATTCTTGTTTGGGGCGGTACCAATTAAATGAACCACCTGCAATGCAAGTGGTCCCATGCTTGGTTGAGGCTCAATGGTGTTAACTTCTACCCCATTGAGTTCAAAATCTTGGATTGGCGTGAGCATTACTTGCCCTCTTTTTCTGTGAATTTAGACGACACCTTGACTTCAATCGCTGGCCCTAATTTCCCGTTTTGGATAAGAAAGGCCGTTTGTTGAGGCAAAAGATGGATAGTTTTTTCATTTGGAGACACCCAACGACCATTCAATCGAAACTCTTTGATGATCGGGTATTCCAATGTTTTTACTTTTGATTTCTGCACAGAGAAACGCTCCAATAAAAAAGCCCTTCACATTGCTGCAAAGGGCTTTGTCTAGGTACAAAAAAACCGCCTTATTAGAAGCGGTTTATTGGGTTGGCTTTTCTGGCCAAATGACGTCATTTGGATTGGAAAAGTTTTGAGGTAAATCACGAAGCGCTTGACGGTACGCTGCAAACGCAAGCTTCTTTTCATCTGTAATTGGAGCATCACCCACTTGAGTAAAATCCGTCTCCATAAGCTTTGAATGACGCTCTGCTCGAATAAGTTCCCATAGAGCCTCATGTTCAGCCTCTAGGCAAATCTCTGAAGCTCGATCTTCACTAAAGCCCATTTCAATCAAAATTCCAAGTTCTGCAGGCACATTGTAAAGTGTCTCTCCATTAGAATAAGCCAACTCTTTGATATAGTAACTCATGTCGCCCTCAGTCTTTTCTTGCATAACGTTTATCGTAATCTAACGTATAAGCTAGACGATGCTCTTCATAGTCAGAGCCAAGAAATGGATCATCGATATGATACGCCTTAACTTTCCATTCAATTTCAAAATTTGCAGGTGAAAATATTCCTGCTGACACTTCCCCATCCTCTCGGCTATACCAGAGCTGGCCATCGAAACTTTTTCTTACGTGATAAGTCAGCCCACCTCTGAGGTAGCACCCACTTCGCCAAGAATGGTCTACGACCTGCCCGGATTCATACCCTGCATATAAAGGCTTAACATTGCTAATGGGGCGAGCAATACATTTCATACCAAACTGAACTGCTCGGACAGTTTTTCGGTAGGTTTGAGAAAATCGTTTGATGGTCAGGTAATTTGCATCCCCACTCCAGAAAGATCCCACACCTTCTATTTGCAGATTTAACCCTGCAATAAAAGCCCCTTGCCCGAAAGGAGCCAGATTTCGGTCTTCCGAAGACCCTCTTGAAATAGTGATTCGTGAGCACCCCTCTTCATTATCTGGCATTCTCCACCAGACTGGATAAAAATGGTCGGTACTCAACCCCGTTAAATCAATCACCGACTTATAGACACTTTGACCATTGATATCTTTTGCTTGAACGTCATCACGCCAACGATCAAAGCTATCTTTGGCTTCAACCACTTTTTGATCAATCTCCCCCATTTTTCCTGCAACTTCTTGCGACAACGCTTGTGAAGCTGCTGTCTGCTCTGCCGAAGTTCGCTGTAAATCTGTAATCTTTTGTTCGATACTCATTAACCTAGCTCCGTTCTTAGCCGCTCACTAAGCAACAAATGCTGATGAGCTATTTTAATTTGTGTTGTTCCCAAAGAGATCGTTGTGATAGCAGTGGTCAGCACCTCTTCAGACATCAGTAAATTCACATTCTCGGTCCCGACCTCGATTGTCACGCTGCTGCTCGGCAGTGGCGACACATCCAGTGTGAATTTCTGTAACCAACTCGAATTCGCCGATTTGTATGTCAGTAATGTATTCGGGGCTGAATACACCGCCAACAAAGTACCGGATTCTAAAAAGAACCCCACTTCACGAACCTCATATTCTTGGTTGCCTTTGAATACGGCGCCCATTCTCAATTGTGTTGGGCTGAGCTCCTCCCAATCTAAAATGACTTCGCGTTGAAGTTCGTTTTTCAACGCCTTCTGATCTGTCGTCGGTGTATAACTACGATCACCAACGGCAATGTATTTAATTGCCCCTTTTAGCCCTTGGTGACGAGCGCTAATAAGCTCAGCGAGCCCCGCATCGGTGTATTGCACGACATAACTCATGCTACTGCTCCAAATTCAAAATCAGTTGTAAAAATTAGGCGTGTGGCTGCGCACCAATACAGAGGAGCAAAGCCTGATGAGGCTTTAATGTTACCGCTGCAGTGATCGTCTTTCGCAATGACGCTATTTTGCTTCACCGCTGAAAATTCAAACCCAAATTCAACGCCAAGGGCCATAATGAAATCAACCGTGTCTCGCTCAGACTTAGTGCTCTCAATACGACTTAAGACTCGGGTTGTCGCCGCCTTATCAAGCGGCTGGTTTCGTTGCCATGCGATACATTCAATATGATACGGCGCGTGTCTTGGTTGCATTTGATGCCAAGGTGTCACTTCCACATCACAATCAATCGCATCCAATGCAATAGACAAACCAAATCGCGTTCCTGCTTTTCGATGAATATCAAACGCCTTATCCACCGTTTTACGTTGACTTTCTAGCGTGTCTTTTGGCTGCCAATCCGTTACACCTCGCTCACCCGCAAGCAAAGCCACAAAGGTTTTCTCCGTCAATAAGGGTTGTTTGAGGTTAGGGTACGGACAAAAATTGGATTGAATCAGCTCAGTCCAGGCAAACTCTAAAGCCTCTTCAATAAGAGAAGCATTATTGGGCTGGACCGATATAAACGCCTTATTCAGATCGGACATTCACCATCACCTCCGTACAATGTGGCGCTTCATCCCAAGCGCACACCACATCCACTGCCGGTGCTTGAACCTTGGCCCGTTTCGCACCCAGCTCATAAAAGATATGGGCCACTTCTTCCCGGTCAATAATGCCGCCAAGCCTTTGTGCTTTTTCGGCAAACTGCCAAGCCACAACGACCGCCGACGCCTTTTCGACCTCATTGTTGGGATCCGCTCCTGTAAAAAGCGTCACTTCAATTTGATAAGGTTTAGGCGTTGCCGCTTTTACCGTGACCTCATCCGACTCTTGCGCGATGTCATCGCGGTTTAAGTATTGCCTTGCTCTTTCAAGCAAGGCCGCACTTGGAACACCATTGGGTGATGTGCGGCTTAATAACGCCACACAAACTTTGCCTGAATTAGGTTCTAGCATCCTAGCTTGCGCATCTTTGATAGGATTAGGTAAGGAGGTTTCAGGAAACTCATAACGCATTACCAGAGCATCTTTTTCAGAATTCACCGTAATGGTTGGCCGCTCTTCTAAAGTCATAGCATGAAAACGATAACCAAGCCGAGTGCCCGTGGTATGAAACTGGAAAGGCGCTAAATCAAAACGTTGAAGCAGGCTTTCATTAGACTCCATGACTACAGGCTTTGCGGGAAAAACAGTATCATCACCGGCTTCTATGACCTGACGCTTTAAACTGTATTGCAACGCCAACAGATCCACCATTTCGGTATCGGTTACGTACTTACGAAACATCTGCAAAGCTTGATGATTCTGCTCTCGTATTTCAGCGGTTCGTTTTAAGACAAACGCTTGTGTCACCTGAGCGAGCAGCTCACCTTGATTATTAAAGGCCTCGCGTAATTGTTTCGCTTTATCTTCATCTCGCTGAACGCAATATTCCACCGCAAAATTGATGTATTCATTCAGCAAAGATTCAAAGTTTGGCTCAATGAAAGCTTGAGGTTTATCGCTCATAATGCCCCACTCAATTGCAGAGGTTCACCGCGCCATGTTCCCGAGACTTTCACTCTGAATCCATTCAAGTGTGGGAGGGCTTGGCACTGAATGCCTTGATAGTCCGTTAACCCATTCAATGGATTGGATAAAGCCTCTAACGTTAGATTTTGAACTATCATGGCTTCGGTGGGTGTCTGCTGCTTTCCCAAACGCGAAACCGCTCGATTGCCAACACCTCGACGTTTTACTCGTGAACTGACTTCTGTCGTTAGTACCTTTGCAAAACGACAGCTCAAGGCGCTGGCACCGGTTACGGTTTGTCCTGTTTTGGGATCAATACCAATCATTGTTGTTGCTCCGTTGGCTTGGTTTTCGCAGGACCAGGAAGTATGCCTGGATGCTCATGTTCGTTATAAATCTCTCGGTCAGCTTGCATCGAACGAGTATGATCGGTGACCTCTCCCGTTGCTTGATAATCCCCATCTTGCCAAGTATCACCATAGATCTTCATGCCCCCTGGATACCGGCAAATAAGAGAGCCGTCATCGAGGTTATAAAGCTCTGACATGCCGTTACCGTAATCGGTCATCACCTCGTTCTCTTTGACTGTTGGGCTTTGAAAGTGAGTAGAAGGTAATCCCATTAACGCCACGGCATTGTTTAAGTTGTCACCGCTTCCCAAATTCATCAGCAAACACTGCTCGTTAACTGAAGGGCGCCGATAATGGCTGACCCTTCCTGCCGCAAGCACAAAAAAAGGGATCCTCTTTACAAGATTATCCCCTGTCTGAATATCGACGGTGTTAGCCTCTGCTTTCACAACAACACCTAGGCGCAGTAGATTGGCCGAAGCGCGATTGTTCTCTTCTAACTCTTCATGTAATTCAAGAACCTTCTTCTCTAATGCGCTCACATGTTTCATCAGCTTGGTTAGCATGGTGGGAACCCCCATCAATGTAATGCCAGCTCTCTTCTACTGGGCCTAATCGAATACGCTGCTTCATCGTCACGGTTCGTGCAAACACCCCATTTTTTGGATCAAATTTGCTAGGAAGATTAGACACCACTACCGCACCGTCTAAATCGCTCGACGCACCAAATTGTTGATTCAACAATTCTCGCTCTACACGCGTTGAAGCGTCCAACGCTTCCAAATCAAACCCATCCATGGATATAGGTACTTCAACCAAGAACCTCAATTCAATGTCATGAAGGTGACGCCCGTCGTTGGCATATTCATTCACCGGCTCGGCCTCACCAATGTGATAACTGATGGTGGTGTGGGCCAACTCCACCGCTTGGCGTCGATAAACAGTATCGACCTTAAGCGTAAGCCGCTGCTCTAAGTGATTGACCACCAATAAGACCCACTCACGCGGCGAGCGAAAGAACGTGTTTGAATTCACGATGAAAAAACGCCTCAAATTTACGATTAATATCGGGTAAGTAGTTCTCAACAATCGAATCAACATCATCCGCAATATCGATGTCGACTCTTTCTATGGGAGATCTCGACTTACCGCGCCTTCGCCATACCAAGAGTTCATCGCTATCCATCGGAGAAATAAACGCGCCAGCAAAAAAATGCTCACCCACTCGGACACCTAAGCGGTTTTGAACGGGCTTACCCAGTCGGTGAACACCAATATCACGAACACCAATCCACAGCTTCGACACGCGACCGTTTTTGTACACTCGAAATCGCGAACGCAGCGCTTTGTTATCAATACTGAGCTCATAGCCAAGCTCTGCCATCGATACCCCTCGTAACCATCGAGAGGTGAGCGAAGCCGCGCGAAGTACTGCTTTCGGAATTTCTTCTGAAAACGCTTCATAACGACGAATAAACTCAGTATCTAAAAGCAATTGGGAACGACTAAAATTCAGACCACTCATGCTGCGCACCTTGGGGATCTAATACCAGGACATATTCCCTCATAAGCTGACTCGTGCCGTTGGGACTTTTAGCCGCTGTATCAAAAACTAACCGGTACCGTTTATCGCGATAAAGCAAAGTACAGCTTTCAGGGAGCTCAGAATCCGTAGCCAGTAAATACACTTGATTCACGCCCTTCTCGTGACTTCGGATGTATCCGATCACTTCAATCTGCTTTCCTTGTGGTGTCATCAAAAAAAGAGGACGACCAAAACAGCGTTGGATAGATTGACGAATAAGACGCCGAGCCGATTCAAACTCACTCATCACGAGTCGTTAGTCACAAACTCAGTGAGTACACCGCCAGTCAGAAGCACCCCACCATCAATGAACACCCCAACCGGTTGAGATACGTCCCCCGATGCCGTGGGCTTTGTCTTGGTAAACTCACCGTTTTTAAAGTAAGCCGCTTCGGATGCAAAGCTTACGCTATCACCGGCTTTAATCGGGCCATCAAAATGACCTTGTGTGTAACACACCACCGTCTCACCAGCTTTTGCCGTAAAGTTGGGCACCACTAATAAAGCTCCAAGTAGACAAGGGACATCTTTCTTAAAACCACCCGTTGGCACGGTCGCCACAATCTTTTTCCCATCGCTTAAACGCATATTGTCACCATTAAAAAGGGCGAGCAATGCTCACCCTGTGAATCAAATCAAACTGTTCTTCCAAGCTTTACCCAAAGGTCGCTTGGGCAATACCACGGCGATCCAATACCTTCGACATTAAGTCGTAAGTAATGCGGAACTTGGCACCATCGCTGCTCCAACCGTCGCCCGTTTCTAGCCATGGGTCTTGCTGGCCATCTAAGAAGCCCATCACTACGGTATCAAAGTCTTTACCTGTTAGTGCCAGAGCGCCATTCACCTCGCCTAAACGCGCAGTTTCAATCACCTTACCGAATTTTCTATAAGCCGGGTTAAAGGCATCCGGTTTACTCGCCGTATTCAAAACCGCTTCAAACATTGAGGCATGGTCTGGACTCGCAATCAGAACCTCACCACGAAGATCTAACGCATCGCCTTGCCCTGCTTCACCACTGAGTGGGATGGTGGTTGCTGTCGCAAAGACCTTATGCAGAGCCATAATCATCGCCGCGTAATCGCCTGCTGGAATGTCATTGATAAAATTACCCCAGTCTTTATCTTCACCTACTTTAAAGACATTGCCACCATCGGCCATCTTGCCCGCGAGGATAGCGTTAAACATAAGCTTATCTGACAGACGATAACCGGACTGCATGAATTTACGAGGCACCTTCGCCACTAAACCAATTTCATCATTAATGATGGCATGACGAGTGAACTGGATTTCACGCCCAAAGGTCGCAAGCTGAATGCGCTCACCGCTGCCTTTTAAGACCGCCGCTTTGTATTCACCATCTTCCGATATTTTCATCAAATCCGGCGCGTCATTAACCATCACTAGCTCAGTTTCACGAAAATCCGTCAGGTTCTCTACGTTAGCCAGTTCACGCCACATCGGGGCTCTTGCTTGCGCTTCATCACGCATCACGGTTCGGATACCTTCGGTGATGATGTCGCCAAAATCACCAGAGTTAAACGCTCGGTTCACCAATTCATTCTTGGTGATGGCGCTTCGAGCATTCACATCGAGGCAAGCACGCGCCATGTTCAGTAATGACTCATGACCGAACGCGTTGTCTTTTTCTAAATCCGCAACACCACAACGTGCATTCAACGCATTTTGCAGTTCGTCTTTGACATGGTTACCGTTGCTAAGTCTCATGTGTGTGGCCGTCAGATTCGCTTCAGGCTCTTGTTGACCTGCCGCTGATTGGCTGCCAATACTTTCTAAAATCTTAGTGGATGCCTGTCCCACTGAGCACGATAAGTCAGCCAACATTTCATTGGTGAGTGCCTCGCTGACTTTATGTTGAGCACACAACGCACGAATATCTGCTTGGCGTTGGTTCTCTGCTTTTACAGCGTTTTGTAATTCTTCATTTGGTTTCGGCATGTCGCTTACCTGCTTAGGTTTGTTTATTTGAGGTTCATTTGGCTGAGCAGACGCTGCCAAAGGTGTCGGTTCATTCGCCTTTTGCGTTAGCGAATTCATCAACTCGGCTGGCGCTTGTTTGAAATTCTTAAAATCAGATTCATCGAGGTTTTGTAATGCGTTACTGAGATCGACCGCTTCAACCACCTCATCAACAAGCCCCCACTCTTTAGCGGCTTGCGCCGTGAACCACGTTTCTTTCTCCATAGCGGTCAGTACCTCTTCAAGAGGTTGACCTGACTTTTCAGCGTACGCTTCAGAAATAGTCTTGGTCGCCGCTTGCAACTGTTGGAACGCTGAGTTGATTTCCTTCTCACCGCCCCACGCTCCGATAGCAGGGTTATGGATCATCAACATGGCATTTTCAGGCATACGGATAGAGTCACAGGCAAGCAGGACATAAGTCGCAATACTCGCGGCCATGCCATCGACAATGCCCACCACCTTTCCTTTATGCGCCTTCAGTGCGTTATACATTGCAAGACCTTGGTAAACGCTGCCCCCACCACTGAGCATTCGCAATTCAACCTCTTTATTGTTGGCCACTTGCAACGCCGCAATGATTTCCATTGCATCAATATCCCAAGCACTGATATCTCCATGCACCCAAATCTTAATCACATCGGCTTCGTTCTTAAGCGTGTACCAGCTATTCTTTGGTTTTGGCATTGTTTGCCTCTTCTTTTTGATTGTTGAGCTTCACCGCATGAGCAGGGTCCGACGTACTCACGATGTGCATATCGTTCATTTGTTGACGTTCAGATTGAATTTCGCGACGAGTCGACAACGGGTTAATATTGCGTTCACGTTGTGCATGACTTAAGGAATGCAAACCTAAACGGGTTCCTTTTTCGACGCCTACCATTTCTTTGCTAGGGTCAATCCATGGCATCACTGGCGCCTGATAGATCGCATTAAAAATAGAGTCTCGCTTAACCCCTGCGGGGATGTTTACTTCACCGGCTAACATCGCCATCTGCAAAGCATGTCGATACTGTGGACGAGTCCAACCTAAAACGAACTTTCGCTGCAACACTCGATAACGACTGAACGAATCGATTAACTCTTGGCGCTGAGCGGAATAACTGCCGTTGCTATAGTCTCGGGTTACGCTAGAGTTGTTCACTCCTGCACCGCCACTGGCTAATCGAAGCTGGGCATTTCGAAAAGGGCTGCTCATGGTTTCTTTTCGGTTGTTCTCCACCACCCCTGCATCTTCACCGGGTGCCAGTTCAAACGAATTTCCCATCCCTAAAAACAAATCGCCGCCGCGATCGAACGCGTCCGTTGTATTTGAATTCAATGTCGGATCTCGTTTTATGTAATAAGCAAAACGACTCGCTATCTGGGCACTAATACGCTCAGATTGGTCGTAATCTTCGATGTCATCGACCAAATCCAAAATGGAATGCAAAAGGGAAATGCCACGGTTTTGATGAAAACGCCGAGTAAACTTTAAATGGCAGACAAACTGCGCATCGACATCAACGAACTCAAACCCTCTTGAGTCTCTCTGAATCAAATAGCTCACAGCCTGCCCGAGCTTGTTTCGCTTGATACCTTCAAACAGCCCTCCTTCAGCTTCCGTTATGTGGGAAGGAATAAAATCAGGCTCAAAGGGTTGCACCGCAAAGGGCGTCTCTGTTGGGTAATTCAAATCACTGTGCTTACCCATGAACATTCGACAAAACACCTCGCCATCACGAAACCATGTTCGACCCGCAAGCCACTCCGTTTCCGCGCGAGAATGTTCAGCATCGATGTTTTGATTTAAAGAAAAGTTCTCCCACCAGGTCATGATCGCCTGAGCGCATTCGACATGCACTTCCCCTTTGTGGTTTAGAGGCTGAGGCTCCACCATGATGCCATTCGGACCAATCACATTGGCGCAAAGCTCATCCAAAATGGCCGTAACAAACGGGTTATTTTCATCCATATGTCGGGCACGTTGATACACCGCTTTCGCGCCTTTGTTCAACGAATTGGCATCGCCTTTTGATTGTTTATTTGTCTTTTTGGTGTGCGGATTACGGGGAAGTGCTGCATTGTATTTATTCAAAAGCCGTCTGTCGTAGGCACGTTCCAACCCTTTCCTAGGACTGAATATGGCCACGAGCTTGTCGAGCAAGTTTTGGCTACTCAAGATAATTTCTCCGTATCATAGAGCGTCGTCCCCCTTGAACTTGCAGAGCGATAATGCGCTGCAAACGCTCTATCTCTTTACGCACCGTCGCTAAACTCGCCAAGGTCAACTCTTCATCTTCTGCCGTCTTCACCGACTGCTGCTGTAAGATTTTCTGTTCGGCTTCGAGGTACCACTGCAAACGTTCTTGATTGGTCGGTATCACTAAACTCATCCGAAAATACCTCTTGAGTGGTTATAACGTTTCTTAGGCTTGCGCTCGAAAACAGGCTGTAAGTCAGCATCAATCACATTCGGGTTAATCTGCCATTCAGACGCCCAAGGGGGTGCGCTTTCCCAATGGATGTCATCACCACCAAGAAAGTGCATCCCCGCTTCGGCATACGCGCATAAATCAAAACTTTCGTTACGCGTCTTATCAGGACAAATCCATTGGCCTTTTTCATCAATGAATTCCGCCGTCAGTTCATCAAACCACTCTCTTTGTGCCCAGGCGGGCAAATGGAAATACCGAGAGCCAAATTCTTCACGGGAATAGCTGGCCACCACACGGTTTTTTAGTCGATTGGTGTGCAGCAGTAATAAAGGGATCTCACCATGCGCCAGTTTGCTGCGCTTATCTGGGTAAGATTCTTTAATCAGTGAATCCATGTCTTTGTTGCTGGCCCCTTTCACAAGTCGAAACAAGTGGGCCAACCCTTTAGCTTTAAGGCGGTTATAAAACTGGTAAGCAAAATCGGTCACTGAAGTTTTCTTACCGTCTTTTTTAGAAGCCGAACCACCAGAATCACACAGTGTTAATATTGGTTTCATGACTCGTCCACTGCCATCGGCAACAGGGTATGTTTTCTTGATCACCTGATCGATGAGTAGGTCCCAATCTTCCGCGTAAATGGCAGGGTTAATACGATCACCATTTCGATGTGGTGTCGTTAAAATTTCAAAGCGGTCGATCACCCAACGTTGCAGACCTTCGCCAAACACTTGAGCTTGAACCACAAACCGAGCATTGGATTTACCACCTTGAACATCGATACTCATGATCATGAAGCGGCCACCAACAGGCACCACACCACGCAAATAAGGATTGCCTTTGGCTTTTTCCATCAGCTCATGAACACCAATGTCTTTTCCTTCGATTTGTAAGATATAAGGACGGCCAACATCAATGTTATAAAAAGACATCAAAGAATCTTCATCACCGCTATCTTCATACAAGGTTTGAGCCGTGAGATAACGATAAACTAAGTTCTCCCAACTCTGGTAGGCCGCTACGACACCTTCAAACCCAAACGACGCCCATTTAGACTGGCGTATTTTGTCTTCATCCGTGACCTCTTCACCAAACGAGTCCACCGCCCCTTCACGAAACCAACGGGCCGCTAAACTTTTTTCTTGTTTTTGGTGCTCATCAATACGGTGCAAACAACGTGGACATTGGCAATAAGTAGACTTGGCCACATCTTGAGGATCTGAATACTTGTCTTCCCAATGCAAAGTTTCAAAATCAGGAAGGAACCAAAAACCACAATCATCACACTGCCAATAGAAACGCCGACGATCACCTTGATTGTAGAGCTGAGCAATTCCCCCACACGGCTGGGCTTCATGAGGGCCGAGCTCTGCCGGTGACTTAGGTTGGCGAACGAGACGCCCTGGTGAACTTTCTGCCATCGCCATCCCAGAAGACTTCGCATTCTGAATCCGCTTAAGCATCAGCTGAAATTTGCTCCCTTCTTGCCCTACGCCATCATCGGCCCGATCGTAATCCGAACAACCGGCGTAACGGAACGTTTCGGCAGATAAACTGCTTTCAGTCGCAGAGTCCAAACTCAAATTCATCCCATTAAGAAAGTGCTTAAACGTTAGCGTATCGTCGGATTTCCGTCCGGTTCGTAGCTTGTTAATCTCTTCCGTCGCAGCAAAACAACGAGCAAGATCCTTTTTAGACATACTCTCTGCTTTCTTTTTTGTAGAATAGATCAGCAACATATCGCCAGGGGCTTGCGTCACCGTGTAATTAATCCACCCTTCAACCAGCCCCTTAGTTTTACCTGAACGCGCTGGCCCCATTAAAATCACCGCTTCGTAAATACGGCGCGATAAACACTCCATCGGCTCTCGAATGTAAGGAACTTGACTCGATAAGAACTTCGTCACATCCGTCCCATCAGAAATCCACAAACCCTCATCAGCGGCAAGAACAGGACTTTTATTGACAGGTCGACACAAATAAGCCAACTTTCTTCTTATTTCTGCGGCATCCGCAAACTGAACACCTAAACGGGGATCAAACGTTTTCAAGCTCATCTGCAATTGCCTTCAAATCGAAATTCAATAATTTATCCAAATATTCAAGCTCTTGCGGGGTGGCACTGGTTATCGCAGACTCAACACGAGTGATCACTTTCTCTTTAAAACTCTTCACACTGGCAAGGCAAGTGCCGATTTCAAGCTCATAGTCAGCTTTATCCACACATTCACCGGTCTCGTTCAAAAGCGCCAATTTTTCACGTTCCGACTGGATATAAGCCCTGAGCTCTGCGGCCGTTTTAAAACCCATCAAATCCGGAGCATCACTTTCTTTAATCATTGCTTTACATAAATACGGGGCAACTTGAACCACATCGTAAAGGGGGATATTGCCTTTGTAGGCGATTGGCTCAATGCCTGCAGACTTCAGCTTTTTCCGGATCGTAGAGCGGTGATAATCGAACGCTTCCAACTCGGTCAAATTCCAAAGTCGTTTTTCATTGTTCATTGAAAGCCCTCCGAATGAGTGTCGCCTCTCCGTGTGTCACGCCCTCGTAAAAAATGAATTACGGACAATAACGAATGACGACCACCCAAGTAGTCAGTGTTATTCGCCCATATTTGTTATCGCACTCTCGTAGCCATAAAAACTACGTAAATGCTCGATTTGGTCAGCGCAATTGCGCCAAGCTTCTAACCACACCGGGTCGCGCTCTACCGCTTCACCGTAGGTTTTAGGCGGAGAAGTAAAAGGCTGTGTGCAAGAAGTCAGATACACCGCCGGAGGAAGAACCAACCGGTCTTGGTATTCAGTGATGACCTCAGTCGTAGTACAACCACTCAGAAGCATCAGGAATAGGCACATCTGCACATTTTTCATGAACCAGTACCTCTTTTATTTGGGTCACTGTGCGAATCGTTTCAGCATTCCGATCGGCCTTAGCTAGCAGCAAAACATCAGCGGCCCGTTGCGCTTGCCGAACTTCATCGTTTAAGGTTTTAACGGTGATAGACAGTGATTTATTTTTGTTCAATGAGTCTTGAAACTGCCCCTGAAGCTCACCGTAGCGCTTTGCCTGCACTTTGGTTAAATCAAGTAGATACGCAGAGAAAACGAAGCTACCAAGCAACAAAATAACCAAACCTATCAACAAAGCATTTTTGATAGAGAAGTTCATAAAGCCTCCCCTTGTTACCAGCCGTTCAAACAAGCTTGTTGTTCTAATTCGCGACGTTTCACGATCCCTGAACATTGACTATCAGGGTCCCTGCAGTTTTTGCCGTTAACATAGACCCAACGTGAAAATTCGAGGCACGCTTTTAAGGGTTGGTTTTGGTTAAATAACTTAAGCATGGTGGAACGTTTAAAGTTGCCAACGCCAAGGTTGAACACAAAGCTCACCAGGACATCAAACTGAGCTTGAGTAACGTCAGTGGTTAGGTGTTTGTTTACAGAATTTTCGGCACTTTTCACATCAGCGATGAAATTACGGGCGATTTGCTCTTGGGTCACTGTATCGCCTTGCTTAACACCTTGGGTATGGCCAAGGCCATGAGTCCAGACTTTAGCGCTGCATCGGTAAGCTTGAGTTCGACACCCTTCGAAATTGGCAATATGCCTTAAGCCTTGTTGGCTCGTTCGCAAATCCGAAATTAAGTTAAAAGCAAGCGCGAGCACGACAGCGACTGAACACACACCCTTAGAGATCGCGCTTCGCATAAACTTTCACCGCTTTTTCTGGATTCGCTTTGATTATCTCTACGATCTTTTTTTTGTAATACCGGTTAGTAAAATAAGTCACTATCACAAAAATCAAACCTATTACGCTGACCCAATCTTGCAAAGTCAATGCACCAAAGCCTGCATAGGCCAGAGCACTCACGTATGAAACGAAAGAACTGATTTTCTCTTGCATATTGCGCTCACAAAAAAGCACCCGACTTTCACAATAGAAAGGGGCGCTTTGTCAGTTATAAACGGTAGAAACGAAAAAACCCCGCCGAATGGGCGAGGTTTTCCAACATAATAATATTGCTCAATCCATCGAGAAATGTCAACAAAATCTAATTAAAAATATTAACCACTAACATAAACCGTAGGACTCAAACTATATTTTGGTAGTTAGATTTTCTACATACCCAATTTCAACTTATCCGTTATATTTGACATTTTTTAAATATAATTCAGCTTGCTCAGTTAAATACCATCTTATTAAGGAAAAGAATGCTGGGTATTTTAGTGACGCTTCAAAGTAAGTTTCAGCCAACTGATATAAAGCATCATCATCATCCATATCTTCAACAACTGTTAAGTTGATCATTTGTTTTCTCAATTTATCAACCACTTTCTTTCTAAACTTTAATAACCGTTCAGAGTTAAGCTTTAACAACAAAATACTCTGGTGAGCTTTTTCTCTCAACTCATCCGGACACCTGCTTTCCGAAACAAAAATATAGCCATCTTCGTCATAATCAAAAATCAAAGGGAAAGCAGGCACCTCGAGCAACGGATTGAGTATTAGATCAACCCAGTCATTATTTCCTTTATCAACGTCGCACGAAAAATCTGGGTTCGTATATCTATTGTTTTTGTCTACTACATAACGTTGGTTCCCACCGCAACAACAACCAAATAAATTACTCCATTCAAGAGCCTGGTTAACGTCGTTATCTAGTTGCTTAATAATTGGATTTTCTGGAAAAAAATGTTCGACTCGGAAATCATCAAGAGCGTAACCTTCGCCACTTAACAAATCAATTTCACAGTATAGACAAAGCCCAAATTGATCTTTAGTTAAATATTCTTGAACTTGAGCATTAGGTTCTTTTCCTGCATTTTTCTTAAACCCCGACTTCCAATCATCATCTGGGTTGTTTTTTTTATACTCCTTGAGAAGTGGGGGTTCCTCTCCTTTATTTATTTTTTTCATTTTTATTTCCCCATTCTTTTCTTTCTAAGTCGAACATCCATATCTAACTCAGTCATCACGGGGTCATGCTCTCCGGCCCATTTCTTCAAGTGCACATATAACTCTTTTGCCCTGTCCGAATCCCAGTCATTACTCTTAACTAGCCCTTTGTATTCATTTAGAAATTGTACTATTTCTAGCGCCTGAGGCCTTGATTCTATACAGAAAATATCTTCTAAAAGCATATTTGCTTCAGACCCTAGTGAAAAGCTAGGGTGATGTAATTTAAATTCGCGAGCTTTGTTTTCAATGATATGTATCGAGTCATGCTTGACTGTGCTTAATATTTGTGGGCTATGGGTTGTTACTATAAACTGTACATTAGGAAAAATAATAGATAATTTGGTTAATATTTCTTGCTGCCATTTAGGGTGTAAATGCAAATCTACTTCATCAATAATGATCACACCACTTCCGTTTAGTGCATCTTTCCCTACCCCAGGGTTTAATAATACTAATCGCCTAGCTATATCGCCAACTAATGTAAATAAAGATTTTTCACCTTGTGACAGCTGTGAAACTTCAATTGTTGTACTGCACTTATCGAGCAATATTTTTGTATACCCGTCTCTTTCGACTGTTCTGATATTGGATATGTCAATAAATTCAGAAATAGCATTTTTCACTATTGTTGAGCTAGCATTTATTTCTTGCTTTACTTTTGATAAGGATTCTATTTTGTCGGTTATCTCACGAACGTCACTTAACAGTTTAGCTTTTATTTTATCTTCATCATCTACGTCAGAAAAAAGTTTCAGCATATCCTTAACTGTTTCCAACTTAATCTCTTCTTCACTAATATTACTTGTTACCTTTTCAAACTCCCCACTCTCAGCATCAACTTCTTCTTGTTTTGCTAACCAGTCAATAAATACCTTAAAGTCGTAATCATTATTTAGTGCATCAAGGTACCCATCCATCTTCCCCCAAACTTTTGAAGTTCTCTTAAAGTTATGACATTGTGACTTGATGTCATAAGAGCGATTTATAGAATAATAAGAGAATATAGGCAATGATGACTGAGAATCTGCCGAATTTAACATTCTATATATCTCAGATAATAACCTAAACTCCTCTAAAATACTTTTATTGCTTGATGAAACACCTTTCTTTGCAAGAGATAATCGTAGAGTGAAAAAGTTTGAATTAAACAAATCAAATGTTGCTAATAAATTAGACTCACTAACATCAAAAGACGAGTTAATATCATCAAAGTCTAAATGATCACCTGATGATTTTTCATTTATTATTAGAGATGATATCCAACTACATGATTTACAAATTGCCTCAATAATAGTAGTTTTACCAGAGCCATTCTCACCAACTATTACATTCATTTTAGGATGAAGTTTTACCTTTCCTTTTTTTATCCCTCTAAAATCAAAAAGCTGCAATTCACTAACACATGGTTTAAACTTACTGGCGCTATCCAATACAGATTTAATGCAAGCATCTGATTTTACTAAATCTTTTCCTTCTAGATACTTCCCCGTTTTGTAGAGTTTTGACAATAAAAATAGAGAAAGGATATTTCCATTATCAGCTTCATTGATAATCTCATCCATACCACGCTGAAGTTTACTTTTATATTCATTCATACCTAGCTCAACCCCCTTACTATTTTATCTATCAATTTAAAAGTATACTTTTTCTCAAGCCGAGTTATAAATTCAGGTTCCACACTAGAAGAAAAGCTAAGTAGCCCTCTTAGGCTTTCTATCTCTGATGAATCCAATATACCAATAGAAAACTTGTGAACCAATGAGGATATAACTCTTTTTCTTTTCCTACCGAGGGATACTTCTCCTGAATTATTAATAGTCAGCCCTGTCACATGCCTGTTGTTCGCCTTAGAGGAGAAGACCGTTTTAGTTTTATTTATTACTAATTTTCCACCATATAACTCTAAGAGAAGTAATTCTACAACATTAACAAACAATCCTAATACATTAGGAGCATTTGTTGATAAAAATATATCATCTGCATATCGACTATATTTCACTTTATTATTTACAGCTAATTCACTCAATTTTGAATCGAATCTATACATTATAAAATTTGATATAAGAGGTGATATCGGAGCACCTACGCTCAATATCATTTTCCCATCATCATCTTTAGTCGGACACCAAAAAGAAAGCTTATTAACTTGAGTTATTTCCAACGTCGTCAATGGAATATCATTCTCAACAAGCTCATTATTTAGTAATGTGTCATTTATGTTATTAAAAAAGTTAACTAAATCCATTTTTAATAAAAATTTGTTCTTAGAATGAACTAACGCATTGTCTTTTATACTTTTATTCTTTGTATATGCAAAGGCACAGCTATGTACTGGAAGTATATCCACAAGGTATTTACTTAGATCACGTTGTGTAGCCTTAAGACCTTTTGCTGGATGAGCGATCGTCCTATTTCCACCATTACGCTTAGGTATAGTGTAAATTTTATACATTTTTGGTGCGGATTTAAGGAGGGTCTCGATATGATGTTTTGCCATTAAATTAAAAACATCTTCATCATACTTAATCTGAGGATATGCTAATTCAAAATATTTTTTTAGATTATCGGCGGTCTCTGGAGAAGCTAAGTAGTTTAATAATTTTTTCATATTTAAGCTATTAAGCAGAAGCATACTATGGACAAGACTTTTGTCTATCCATAGTACGCTCTGTATACCCTTTACTAGAGGAAGCGAAAGCATCACATCCTAAATGAGGAACGAGTTTAGGATGTGATGCTTTCGCAACCAAAAACCCGTTCAATAAATTTCAGTCTGGCTAATCGCCCGACTAGGTAAATCAAATTTCACCCAAACGCTAAAGAGTATTTAAATTTTAACTTTAATCCGTCAAAGTAGCAAGGTTGCGGCATTAGCAGCCTTAACCTTCGGCTCCTAGAAAAAGCTATTTTTTATACTGTTACCTCGTCTAAGTTCACTATCTACTTTTAAATCACAGACTCTTCTTGCTCATACCTACCCTGCAATGCCAAGACGGCTGCACTGCGCCTATCTACAAGGCATTTAACCAATTTTCCTAGAATCGACTCGTACTTCTTAAAGCGTGAGAAGGTAACGGGTAAAGTTTGGCAGAAGTAAGCGAAGCGAGTTTCTTGCGTCCAGCCTATGCGACCACCATCGCAGCATGGGCAAGTTCTTCTTGCTCGATTCTTCGCAATGTACTTGCCGCTACCATTACATTCAGGGCAGATTTGGCCAAACTGCTGGGTCGCTTCTGCAATAGCTGTCCTGACTAACGCTTCCAATGCTCTATCGGGATATGGACCTCGCCATGTATCCATCAGCGTGTTGGCTTCCTGCAAGGTGGTTTGGTAAAGCTTGTTAAGTGCAGGTCTATCTTGCAAATATTCAACGAATAACACCAAAAAACCTACTGGTGCTTCCTTCCAGGCTAGACCAACGATTGCCAGCTGCTCATCCTGAGAAAATCCCCCCTTACCGCCAGAACAGAGGTCGTAGGTGATCCCTTTTACATTGAACTTTGCCAAGAGCTTTTCAATTTGCATTATGCCCTCGCTCCTAGAGCTGCGACCCTTGCAAATACCGAGTTCTTTCGAAACTTCTTAGGATTAGGGCGCTCAATCTCATTAAGTGGTTTGACCTTAGATTTATCGGTCAAACGCATCGCGTTTCTTGAGGGGAGCGAGCCATCCTTGGCTTTATCTGCGTACTTCTTCAACGTTTTTCGGAACTTCACTCTAGCCTCACGTTCGCTTAGCAGGCCTCGACAAACAAAACCCACCTCTTGCGATGTCCAGTACTCGATATCCCCCTTGGGTTCACAACGCAGCATTCGAGTAAATGCCTCGTCAATATCAACCAACTCTTCACGTCCCATAGACACAAACTCTGGCAAGCTTGGTGGCCATACCCCCCCTTCCAACAAAGCCTGATTGACTGCACGACGAATCTCACTGACCGACATCGTTGTAATCGCTTGAGTCCAAGTCGATGGTAGTGCCTGATACGGCCATTTCGTCCCGTATGCCTCCACAAACTTCACTTGAATCCAATCTTCCAGGTTCAAAAGAATCACTTTGTCGCCCAATCGATGTGGCAGTGTGTCCGTATCGTTCGAGCAACTCTGCGTTGTATTGCTCGACTCGATTTTTTGGTGCAGCCTGGCTTGTTCGAGTCTTTTCATGGTCGTCGTTCCATCGTTCTTGATTCAAGTAAGTCGTTAGGTGCAGCTTATCGAAACCAAACTGTCGATTGGCCACACGAGTTTCTACATCTCGACAGAGCATCTCGGTGAACACTTCCGGAGGTTCACTTTGCGCTGTCACGATACTTTTGAATTTTGCTAACGAGTTCTTCTTCGATTTCTTGGTTGGGTATGCGGCCCAAAGCCGAGCAAAACAAGATTCAAGTTCACTCGAATTTTTTTGTTTATTTTTTACTGGTTCTAATTGACTGGTTCTATGACTGATTCCGGGTGACATAGGATCACTAGGGGGGTGATCCTCTGACACTACCCCTAGTGATCGTGTGTCACTAGGGGGTGACAATTTGTCACCCCCTAAATTTAACTGGTATACATTACTCGAATTGCCCTTTTCTCCCTTTCGGGTGCGAACTGAAACAAACCCCATTTCTTCTAACGTTTTGATATGACGCATTACTGTTCGGCGGTCGACCTCGCACATATCTGCAATGTAATCATAAGATGGCCAGCACACCCCACTGTCGTTGGCGTTGTCAGCTAGCTTGAGTAACACGAGTTTACGTGTCGCATTGCCAACTTTTAACTGCATTGCTTGAGCGGTGAGGAGCATACTCATCTGACTTTTCTCCCTGCATTGAATGCGGCAACTTCGAGCTCTGCGATAGCATGCCCCGTTGCTTTAAGCACTATTGGTAGGTCCTCAATTCGACCCGCGTACTCTGTACGAAACTTCTTAGTATCCAGAGCAAGACGAACGTTATCGATGATTTGCTTTGACACTGTGGTAAGAGCCTTTGAACGATAAATTTCTTCATTCAATTTATCGTCAGTTATATCCTCATCAGACAGGCATTTCATTTGAGCAAAAAAGTGGTTATTAAGATCAACTAGCTTGTTTTTCATAACTGCACCCTCGCCTTCATGGTTTGTAGGATTTGCTTCGCTTTATTGCGCGACACCACATAACGACAATTGCCGTTGTTTGCTATCCACAGCATTTGGCCGTGGTAATTTTGATAAGAAAGACTCATTGCACAAAGTTCTCTTGTTTTGTTAATTCACGTAGTCATTAAATGCATTCAGGTGGTCAGCCTTTTTGCGCCATCAATGTTTCTAAGTATTTAAGTAACGGGTCGTGAGAGCCGGCGCTCTCTTGTAGCTCTCGGTAAGCATCACGAAGTTGGTCAGACGTGGCATGTTCACCAAGTAAGAGTATCGAGCGGAGTGCTTCAGATGACTCTTTGCTGAAATCGGCTAGTAGTTGGTCGCGGTTCGCCATGGTTTGACTGGAGCCAATAGCCGCAACTGAATACCCAAGCGGGTTTAAGAACTGATTCAATGCAGCTGTTGCCCTAGCTTTCGGCATGGCTGCAATAATTGCAGGCAACAAATCCATCACGTTAGCTTTGGCCTCTGTGCTTGTTCTGCTGACATAACGAAATAAATTTTGAGTGTTGTTTGGATTGTTGAAAGCCGACGGCACTTTGAGAAGATGTTCCCTTTGGCAGTCCTCCTCTTCGTAAATTTTCATCTTGTGATAAAAACGAGAAATGTATTCTGCAATTTGTTCTTTCGTCGCGTCACTTCGCCAAGCGACTACCGCGTTATGCATAACGCTTTTTAAACTAGGTTGCATGGTTATTCCTTACTGGTTGTTTATCCAGAATGTTGGTGATCAGCCTTGACCTAAAAAATTTAATATGATGTTAGAAAATATCTGGCCTCAGTTGATGTTTATCGACCTCTCCATTAGTTATGTCATGTAAGTTTTTTGCTAATGCAGCCCCTGGGATTTTGTGTCCAGTAATCACCAAACGTAAGTACCCTGTACTTGTTTTTAGCTTCTTAGCCATAGATTTTCTTTGCGTATCAGATAACTGACACCAGTATTCTTTATACATATTAAGCACCTCCAAGGTACATAATACACAAACAAAACGTACCTTCAAGGGCATGTACCTTTTAGGAACAAAATCTTAAAGTAATAACATGTTCTAAGTAGTTAAAAATGCTCAGGTAGATATAATGAAAACGGCAGAAGATATTAGAAGAGAAAATGCACGCTCTCTCGCTCAAAAAGTTGGTGGTACTACGGCATTTGCAGACAAAATCGACCGTTCTACAACTCAAGCCAGTCGATTTATGGGAAAAGGCGCAACGCGTGCTATTGGGCCAAAAATTGCTCGACACATAGAGAAATCTTTCAACATGCCAGAAGGTTGGTTAGATACAGATCATACTGAAGAAGAGCTAAAAGAAGCGTCGACGCAATTCACTTCAACGCAAACTAGACGAGTACCTATTCTTAGTCATGTGCAAGCAGGTTCTTGGGGGAAAATCGACTCTAAAGACATTATTTACGAGGAGTTAGACTGGCAAACAACCTCAAGCAATATCAGTGAGGAAGCCTTTGCCATGCGTGTTACGGGCAACTCTATGACCAATCCACACGGTTCCCCGTCGATACCAGCTGGCTCCATTGTAGTAGTTGAACCATGCAACTGCCCTGATAATGGAAAGATTGTCGTAGCGACACTTAATGACGCTCCAGAAGCAACGATTAAAAAGCTAGAGATTGATGGCCCACATAAGTTTTTGGTCCCACTGAACCCCAAATATGACCCTATCCCAATCAGTGGGAATTGCCGAATAGTCGGCTATGTAAAACAAGTCATTATGAACTTGTAGCAAAGAATCACTCAAAGAAAGCCGCTCACAATAGCGGCTTTTTTTGTACCTTAAATTCGTAAAATTCAAATAAAGCCTAAAAATGTACTTTACAAGAACAAGTATAATTAGTACCTTTAAGATACATTATAACAAATAACAATGTACCTAAAGTAAAAAGGAAACCCCATGACGTATTTATCTCTTACAGACATCAACAAAACTCTAGAAGGCGCTAAAGCTATTCAATTACATAGAACGAGCTTCGAACATTACCTAGCAAAGATGCCAAAAAGCGACCCGTTTTATGACGATCTAGAACAACTCATTCAGCTAAGCGATAAGTGTGAAAATTTGGAAGTAAGCGTAGGAAAAGAAGACGCCCAAACGATCCATCAATTCAACGCTCTTTCTGACCAATTGAGCACTAAATTGAATGAAATGAGATTTTGAAAGGCTGAAAAAGAGAAAACCCCTATCGGTGACCAAACCAATAAGGGCTTACTTTGTGCAATGAGACTTAGATAACCAAACCTAGACCTCGCAATCAGTATATAACTGGCTGACCACCAATTTCAAGTACGTAGACTGATTGCCAGGTTTCACCCAGAAACCAAAGGAACTTTGTGTAATGACGACTCCCCTACTTCGAAACTCTCAGGAAGAGTTTATCCATAAAAAGATTCATCAAATCTTACTTGGTGAAGGCTACGAACACCACGAAGCAAATCATGCATGTAATTTCGCGATTGAGACCTACCGAACCACCGCTTCGTTCGGAGGCCGTGGTGGAAAGTGTTTCGACTTTTGTTTAGCAAAAGCTCGCCAGTTACTTGCTCCAATGAAAAAGACAGCAAACGCTCGTAAGCGTAAGGCTGAAAAATGAATGAAGAACGCAAGCGCAAGCAAGCAGCTGTTCGTGCCAAACGCCTAAGGGATAAGCGTAAAACCAATGGCAATAACGATATTCGAGTGACGTTATCACCCGATGAAATCACAAAACTTTATGAAGTTTGCCAGTTCTTTGCTTACCCAAGCGAGCCTTACACCCAAGTTGAAGCTTTGCAGTCACTTATTCATCGTGTTCATGCCGAGATACCCAAGATAGAAAGCGATTTGGGTTGCTGCGGTAAATGTGGTGAACAGCTTCCACAAGGCTGCGCTAAGTTACGCCAAGGCGGTTTGTTTAATGGTGATGCAATGTGTTGGCACACCACGAACCGAGTACGAATTATGCCACCAGCAAAAGGAGTTGCCCAATGATCAGTTTCGCCGTCTATGCCGTTATTTGTGCGGTGTTTTATGTTTGTTATATGAAAAGTTCAGCTAATAGAGGAAATCAAAATGGTTAATTCAACGATAAACCTAGCAACACAACGTTTTTTCATCAGTGATAAAGAGGTTCGTGAAACTCTTGGGATTAGCCAGCCTACTCTGTGGCGTTGGACTCAAGAACTTGGCTTCCCAAAAGCGGTGAAAGGCATGAGAGGAAAACGTCCTTACAAAGAGTTCATTGAATGGGCGAAAGAGCGTGGGATGATTTGAGCATTTAGAAAGGGAAGCAAGCGCTTCCCTTTTTTGACTAGAGCAAACTGAATAGCTCTAGTAATGCATTCTTTCCAGAGAATTTATCAATACCAATAAAACCTTTGAGAAGAGGTGAGATATCAATATTTTCAACGATGATAAATTGGCTTTGCTCTCTAATTTTGCGTAAGAAATTGAAAAAATGATGCCTAATCTTAGTTCAAAATCCAACATATAGCCCGTATAGCTAAAATGGATTAGTCTGACAGGTTTTCATTAGCTTGACCTTAGTTAACACATTTTTGCCCCAAACCTTCTCAGCCCCAACGAATTGACCAACCAGTCAATACTAAAACAGACCAAATTAATCTAATCCGTATTTTGGGCACTTATACGGAAGCTTTCCTTAATTCTACCCTGAAACTCTCTATCGATTCACATAACAGATTGATACCTATTGAGTTTAATAATGAACGGCAGCAACATAGACGGAATGTGAATACAGAACAATTCCATCTATAAAGCATTAGAAGCCCTCAATACTCAAACATCGGAGAAATAGAGTGAATCAAGAATGGTTTGAAATGCAAGATATCCGACGTAAAAGCTTCAGCAAGTCAGTCTGGATTCCACTGCGCTCAGTATTAAAAAAAGAGAAGAAAGGGAGATATGGCTACGAGGGCTACAAGGAGGACTTTTTCGGTAGCGGCTCAATAGCAGTGCCGAATGATAAAATTGAAGAAGCAAAGAAACTTGGCTGGATGGATATTGGAATCCGTCATAATCACTCGGGCTGGGTTGATGATGGTAAATATATACCAGCAGACGTTTATCAAGATTACGATGGTGAGTTTGAAGGAGTCCACCTTGTCTTAGACCAAATGTCTCAAGATGATGGCCCCAATATTTGGCATCTGAATCAAGATTTAGTAGTCACACTGGGATTGAAACGAGAAGGTAATTCTTGGGTTTGCCCAAATGATGGCTATGTTGAAGTTGCGCGACTGGAGCTTTCTGAAAACAACAAGCCTATTTTATTGGAAATCAAATCTCAATATTTGAAAGATTATCTCTGCGCTAGAGATATGGCGCTCTATATGACGCATTACTTTAACAGAGACACCATTCTTAGCGATGCGTCCCATATTGTCTGGGAAGATGGAAATAATAAATACGAAGATGAGCTAGTTCGCTGGGAAGGCCGAGTCGCAGAGATTCATGAAGGTGGAAATCCGTTTGGTGGAAAGATGGCTGTCTTTCATGTGGCTAGAACGGATGTGGATGAAACTGATGATGTACCAGATATATCTGGTATTCCTACCGACGAAAATACTCATGGAGAGTCTTGGGAAAGAGAGTTCGAAGGTCGAAAACTCTATAGGGTATCTGGCGAACTGTGGCGAAATGAAGTGATCCTGCCAGGGGCAATCAGCCCCAAGGTTCGTGGAGATGAGACACAGCCGACTACATTTTTTGTGGTCGATGCAGAAGGCAACAAGTCATGTGGGCGAGATCTCATTGATTCTGGCAAGTGGGTATGGTTTAAACCCGAGGTTATAATGGCTTTATGCCATAGACGAGGTGGTCATCTCTCCTTTTATACCGCGCAAACTGGTAGTGTTTCTTGTAGTCATGGTTACGGTGTCCATTTTGGAGTTAACGAACTCGGCTTAATTAACGTATATGCAAAAGATATAGGGCTTCTGCCAGAGTGGCAGCAACAGATTTGGGCTGGCTACAACATTACTCCAGAAGGAGGGGTTTCCAATGAGTTACTTGCATCTCAAGTGAAAGCCCAACCCGCTGATACGAAAGCTCCAGAACAATTTTTAGGTCAAGGTATTGAGCTTGTAAACAAGTTGGCAATGGAGAAGCTTAATATCCAGATATTTCGCGAGCATGATGCAATCCCTCAACTCATTGAGAAAACCCATCGTTTTAGAGCTGTAGATGAACAGTCTTTTTTTGCATTAGCAAAAGATCTTGCGAGACTAATCGCAGATAGCCTTGATGCCCAAGCAATGCAAACTATTGTTACCCCACCGAAAAAGGAAAAATGGGGGTCATTGAAGTCTTTGGAGAATTTATTGGCTTCAAAATATGACAGGGAATTGGTTCGAAAGATTACCTCATCATTGGTTGGTGTATACGAATTACGTCATGCTGATGCACATTTGCCTAGCAGCAAAATTGAAGAGGCATTTAAGCTTATCGAAATTGATAGGGCTGCACCTTTTGTTTATCAGGGATTTCAAATGTTACACCATGTTGTGTCTAGCTTGTTTGGCATTGCCGAAGGTCTTGAAAAATGGAAGTAG